ATCAAGCGCATCTTCGGTACTGCAAAAGCCAATGCCTATTTCAAGATACTCTGGCAAGGTGCTAATACAGCCGACATCGTAACAATCAATTCTGGTAGCTTCGACTATGATTTCCAGAGTATGGGTGATGGTGCTACTATTTCAAATAATGATACTGGTACATCAAACGGAAATATTTTAATCACTGTTGTCACACCATCTTCTGCTGATGCTCTCACACTCTTTATCGACCTTCGTAAAGATGGTAGAGACTATGATTCAGGTCAGACAGCCGACCCTGTGGCTTTTAACAAGGGAGCTGCGCTCTTCGGATGAATTTAGTTGAGGCTATAAACAATAAATTTTACAGAATAGCAGAAGAGATTCTGAAAGAAGAACTTCACGAAATCGTTTCATCGAAGTTACATGAATCGAAAAAACGTATTGCAGCCGACATGTCTGGTAAGATGTACAAGCAGACAGAGCGTATGCGCCGTCTTCGTATGGATGTTTTAGAAAATAATAAAGCTGAAGAACCAAAAGTTACACAAGGAACAGAACAAGAAGTACCTGAGTGTTGGTCTGGTTATAGACAAGAAGGTATGAAGAAAAAAGGTGACCGTATGGTTCCTAACTGTGTTAAAGAAGAAGATGAACCAGGTGATGAGAGTTCAATGGCTCGTTCAGAACTTTCTGCTATTACCAGAGATGCTAAAACAATCATGTCTAAGATAAAAGGCAACAAAGAACTTGAAGCTTGGACACAATCAAAGATTACAAAGTCAGCTGACTATCTAAACGCTGTTGCAGATTATATGTCAGAAGAAGAACTACACGAAGCCCGTATTGCTATTGTCAAGGCTCGTATTCGCGGTGGTAAGATTCAGCGCCGCAAGAAGGTATCAAATGTTCCTGGTTTTACAATTCGTGGTGGCCAGTTAACTCGTATGTCAGCCGCAGAACGTAGACGCCGTAAACTAGGCGCAAGAAAAGCGGCTCGTAAAGCAAAAACAAAGAAGACACAGATGCTTCGTAAGCGCAGAATGTCTCTTATGAAAAGACAAAGATTAGGAATCTAACAATGAAACTCATTGCAGAAGAAGTAGTAGACGTAAAGTATCTCGTTGAAGAGAAGAACGGTAAGAAAGAACACTATATCAGCGGCATCTTTATGCAAGCTGAGAAGAAGAACCGTAATGGTCGTGTTTATCCAAAAGACGTTCTCTTCAAAGAGGTCAATCGCTACAATACAGAATATGTTAACAAGAACAGAGCTTTTGGTGAGCTAGGTCATCCTGACTCACCAACAATCAACTTGGATCGTGTATCACACATGATTACAAGTCTTCACCCAGATGGCACCAATATCATTGGTAAAGCCAAAATTATGGATACTCCTAATGGTAAAATTGTGAAAAGCCTACTAGACGGAGGAGCAAGCTTAGGCGTGTCAACAAGAGGCGTAGGGTCTCTTCGACCACACAATGGTTATCAACTTGTTCAAGATGACTTCCACCTTGCTACAGCGGCAGACATTGTAGCAGACCCATCAGCACCAGATGCTTTCGTAAGAGGTATCATGGAAGGTAAGGAATGGATTCTTGATGGTACAGGTTGGAAAGAAGTCGATTACTACAAAGCGAAAAAATTGATTAAAGAAGCTAGTAGGAACGAAATTGAAGATGTTGCTTTGAAAGTATTTTCAAATTTCATCTCAAAGTTGTAAGTTATATAAATAATACTAAGACAAAAGGAGTAGTCCATAATGGGTAAGTCACTTACAGAAGTAGCAAAGCAGATCATCTCTGAAGGTTCAGCCGTTGGCGGTTATCCTTCAGTTGATCCAATGGGTGCTGGTCATCCGGATCGTGATGCTCGCGCTATGAATCCAAACAGAGCTACACTACGCCCTAATTCAAAGGGTGCAGAAGCTCCATTCTCAAATCCAGGTGCAATGTCTGCTAAGACAGGTTTCGAAACCATTGCAGACGCACCAAAGGCTCCAGGCGAAGGCAGCAACGTTGGTGCAGCCGCTTCTGGTGGTCAGAAGAAAGATACAACAATCAAGGGTGCAAATGCTGGTGGCGATTCAAAGCCATTTGCTAACCCAGGTGCAAATTCACCTAAAGAAGTAATGGAAGAAGACGCTGAAGTTGAAGGTGAAGTTGTTGCTGAGGCTACAATCGAAGAACAGATTGAAGCCTACATTGAACAACTTGTAGCAGAAGGCCATGACGAAGATACAATCGCTGAGGCTGTTGCTCAATATTTCGGTGACTATCTTGGTGAAGAAGTAGCTGAAGAAGAAGTTTCATATCAGATTGATATGTCAGAAGCTATCGAAGCCCTTTTTGCTGGCGAAGAATTGTCAGAAGAGTTCAAAGATAAGGCTAAAACAATCTTTGAAGCTGCTGTTATCGAAAGAATTAACGCAGAAATCAAGACAATCGAAGAAGCCTATGCTGAAACTCTCGAAGAACAAATTGAGCAGATTCAAGAAGAACTTTCTTCAAACGTTGATGATTACCTCAACTACGTTGTTGAGCAGTGGGTTCAAGAAAATGAAGTTGCTGTTGAAGCAGGTCTTCGCACCGAACTTACAGAAGAGTTCATTTCCGGTCTTCGCAACCTATTCGCAGAACACTATATCGACATTCCAGAAGATAAGGTTTCTGTAGTAGAAGAAATGGGTGCTAAGGTTGCTGAACTTGAAAGCAAGCTCAATGAAGAAATCGACCGCAATGTTCAGTTGAATAAGGTAATCAACGAATCAAAGCAAGTTGAAGTTCTTTCATATGCTTGCGAAGGTCTGACTGCAACTCAGGCTGAAAAGCTAAAGTCACTTTCTGAAGGTATTGAGTTCACATCTGTTGAAGAATACTCACAGAAGATTAACATTCTGAGAGAAAGCTATTTCAATGCACCTGTAAGCAATGATCAGGTACTTGACAAGGTTGAATCAACAGACGATGGTAAGGGCATGATCGCTGAAGAAAACAGCCGTATGGCCGCTTATGCAAGAACTCTGGGTAGAAAACTTCCTAATTAATAGGAATTACTAAATAGTAATACAAGTAAGATTTCAAAGGAGAAATACAAAATGTATCTTACAGAACAACTAGAAAACAAGTGGTCACCAGTTCTCGACCACGAAGGTCTTCCAAAGATCAAGGACTCCTATCGTCGTGCCGTTACAGCTATGGTTCTTGAGAACCAAGAAAAGGCAATGGCAGAAGAGTCTCGCGTACTTAACGAAGCAGCTCCAACAAACTCAGGTTTTGGTTCAGCTGGTTCATATGTTCAGGGTTACGATCCAATCCTGATCTCACTCGTTCGTCGCGCTCTTCCAAACCTGATCGCATACGACATCTGCGGCGTTCAGCCAATGTCAGGTCCAACAGGCCTGATCTTCGCAATGCGTTCACGTTATAAGACACAGAACGGTACAGAAGCTCTGTTCAACGAAGCTAACACAGCTTTCGCTGGTACAAACGCTGGCGGTACAGGTGGTAACGTATCTGGCAACTATGCTAATACAAACCCAGTTTATGCTCTTGGTACATCAGACACCTACGGTGTTGGTACAGGCATGACAACAGCCGTTGCTGAAGCTCTCGGCGATGGTACTTCAGGCAATGCCTTTGCTGAAATGGCCTTCTCAATCGACAAGGTTACAGTTACAGCTAAGTCACGCGCTCTCAAGGCAGAATACACAATGGAACTCGCTCAGGATCTTAAGGCTGTTCACGGTCTTGATGCTGAAACAGAACTTGCTAACATTCTGTCAACAGAAATTCTTGCTGAAATCAACCGTGAAGTTGTTCGCACAATCTATCGTTCAGCTACAGCTGGCGCTCAGTATGGTGTTACAACTGCTGGTACTTTCGATCTTGACACAGACTCAAACGGTCGTTGGTCAGTTGAAAAGTTCAAGGGTCTTGTATTCCAGATCGAACGCGAAGCTAACGCTATCGCTAAGGCAACTCGTCGCGGTAAGGGTAACACCCTCATCGTTTCTTCAGACGTTGCTTCAGCCCTCGCAATGGCTGGCGTTCTCGACTACACACCTGCTCTTCAGGCTAACCTGAACGTTGACGATACAGGCAACACCTTCGCTGGTCTGCTTCATGGTCGTATCAAGGTTTACATTGATCCATACTTCGGTGGTTCTTCAAACGGCGACGAACTCTGCACAGTTGGTTATAAGGGTACTTCACCTTATGACGCTGGTCTGTTCTACTGCCCATACGTTCCACTTCAGATGGTTCGCGCTATTGGCCAGGATACATTCCAGCCAAAGATCGGCTTCAAGACACGTTATGGCATGGTTGCAAACCCATTCGCCACATCTAACGGTGACGGCGTTGTTGGTGACCGCAATACTTCAGGTCAGGGCAACATCTACTACCGCATCTTCCGTATCCGCAATCTTACCTAATAGAAGTAAGAAATCGGAAAGAAACTGGGGCGAGGGAAACTTCGCCCCTTTTTTTGTCTAAATACCTGATAAAGGAGATGGCGGATGGCTAATCAAAGTGCATTAACAACAATACCAACAAACACAAGTATGCTTCAGTCAACAAAGTTTACTTTTGTTTTTCCAAATCTTCCATTTGCAAGATACTTTTGTCAGAACGTCTCAATACCTGGCGTGTCAACTTCTGCTATCGTTACACCTACTCCTTTCTCACCTACATTCAGACATGGCACATCTCTATCATTTGAAGAGTTCTCAATCAACGCTATTATTGATGAAGAAATGAGAGTTTGGGAAGAAACATATAACTGGCTTAAGGCTTTAACAAGACCCACAAGTTATCAAGAGTATATGAAAAATAAAACACAAAATGGTGAGATATATCATGATGCCATTTTGACTATCAATACAAACGCAAATATACCTAATGTTCGTGTGAAGTTTCATAACTGCCATCCAATTTCTTTAGGTTCTGTGCGCTTTAGTGTATCTGAAACCGCAGACACCATTATCACCTCAGATGTAACTTTCCGTTACGATTATTTTGATTTTGAACGTATCTAATGGTTGCCAGGAAATAGTTTTTCCTCTATAGTTGGATACATTTTTTGTTCATGGAGTGTTTATGAAACCGCCTGTCAATATTGATGATCTTATGGAAATGTGGTCTAAAGATGCGGCTGTTGATGAGACTGAACCTGGTCGTGAATTGGCCAAGATTTCTTCTCTTCACGCAAAGTATCTTCGCATTCTCACCCATCATAATCTGATCTGTAAAAAGCTGATGTCCGATTATCAAAAGCTCAAGAAGATCAAGTGGGAATACTACTGTGGTGACCTAAACAATCCAGAAGACCTAGCTCAATATAATCTTGAACCTATGATGAAGAAAGTGCTTCGTCAGGACATACCTACATACTTGGACTCTGATACCGATCTCAATACAATTCTTATGAAGAAGACTGTTCATCAAGAGATTGTTGATTTCTGTGGCTCAGTAATGAAAGAGTTGAACAATAGAACATGGCAGATGAAGTCATTGATTGATTGGGAAAAGTTTACAAGTGGCGGATAAGATCACTATACACAATAAAGACGAAGTGTATATAGCTATAGATTGTCATGAAGGCATATCTTTAGAGTTGCGCGAATACTTTACATTTCAGGTGCCTGGTTATCAGTTCACACCTCAGTATAAAGCTCGTCTTTGGGATGGTAAGATCAGACTTTTTGATACAAGAACAAGAAGAATATATCGTGGTCTTGTTCCTTATATTGTTAAGTTCTGTGAAGAGTATGGTTATGAATGGGAATATGACAATGAAATCTATGATGAAGAGTTGTCTGTATCAGAAGCAGAAGATTTTATCAAGACACTCAATCTTCCTTTTGAGGCTAGAGACTATCAGATAGATGCCTTCGTCAAGGCTATTAGAACAAGAAGAACACTTCTTCTTTCGCCAACTGCTTCTGGCAAATCTCTCATCATTTATATGATTGTTCGTTATGTTATGGAGAACTTAAATGCGAATCGTGTTCTTATCGTTGTTCCAACTATTTCTCTCGTTAGTCAATTGGCCTCTGACTTTGCTGACTATGGTTATGATAGCGATAACAACGTTCATCGTGTGTTTGCAGGGCAAGATAAATCCACAAGCAGACCCATCACGATTTCCACTTGGCAGAGCTTATACAAGTTACCTAAGAATTATTTTGAACAATTTGACATGGTTATTGGTGACGAAGCGCACCTCTTCAAAGCCAAATCCTTAGCAGAGATCATGACAGGTCTTGTCAATGCTCGTTATCGTATTGGTACAACAGGTACTCTTGATGGTACAAAGACACATAAGCTAGTTCTCGAAGGTCTGTTTGGTCCCGTTTATAAAGTTACAACAACCAAAGACCTGATGGATCAAGGGCATGTTGCAGACTTTCTTATCAAGTGTTTGTTGTTAAAACATCCTGATTCTGTATGTCAAGCCTTGAAGACTTCTACATATCAACAAGAGATTGAATATCTAGTTCTCAATGAATCTAGAAATACATTCATTGCTAATCTGGCCTTATCGTTGAATGGTAATACTCTGGTGCTTTATCAATATGTAGATAAGCACGGCCGCATCCTCCATGAGATGATAAATAAGAAAGCAAACGGCCGCAAAGTATTCTTTGTGTCTGGTGAAGTTGATGGAGATGCCCGTGAAGAGATTAGACATATCGTTGAAAAAGAGAAGGACGCTATAATTGTCGCATCGTTTGGTACTTTTTCTACTGGCATCAACATTAGGAATCTGCACAATATTATATTTGCTTCACCGTCTAAGTCTAGAATCAGAAATCTCCAGTCAATTGGTCGAGGCCTGCGAAAGTCTGAAAGTAAAGACTCCGCAGTCCTATTCGATATTGCAGACGACCTGCGTTACAAAAAGCGTGAAAATTATACCTTGAAGCATTTTGCAGAGCGTATCAAAATCTATGCAGAAGAAAAGTTCGTCTTCAAAATTTATAAGATTGAACTGAAAGGATAAAAACTATGATGATAGAAGAAAGCGTTCAGTTCGTCCGTCTCAATACAGGTGAAGACCTTGTGGCTGAAGTCACTCAAGTTCAGAGTGATGACAATGCACATTATATACTTCATAATCCTATGAAGATTGTTTATCAGATTGGTGGATCTAAAGCTTCTCTTTCTATATCTCTTATGCAATGGGTTTTTTCTCGTATCTGTGAGAACCAAGATTTCATTATCTATCCTCAAGACATTCTGACCATGAACAAGACTACAGAAGGTATGGAAGATTACTATTGGGAATCTGTTGACCACTTCACAAGATCAAAAGAAAAGTTGGAGAAGAACACCGTCTTTGATGATCCTGTTGAGGAACAAAATGATCTACTAGCAGAGATACAAGAAATGTTAGGTAGTTCTACTAATAAGAGGAAGTTACACTGATGGCCACTAAGAACAAATACTTAGACTTAGATGATGCAGATGACTTTGGTTTCACCTTCTCAGATGAAGAAGAGATCATTACATCCAATACAAACTATAACAGTCTTTCAGAAGAAGTAGATGATCTGAAACAAAGACTCCAGGCATTGAATAAAATCTTCATGCCTCTGTTAGAGAACCTTGCTAAAGACTCCGACAAACCAATGATCAAGTGGCCTAACAGAAAAGAGATCATTGATAAGCAGATTAAGAAACTAAAACAACTCACCAACGTATAATCCAGTTATTCATATCATCGGTGGCATTGCTGTTATAGCACTATGTCAACCCATTGTCAAGAGGTAAAGTGAATGAACAAGGCAAAAAAATCAGTACATTATGTAGACAACCAGAAATTCTATGCTGAGATCGTTTCCTATAGAGAAAAACTGAAAGAAGCAAGAGAGGCTGGTCTTGAAGATCCTCGCATACCAAACTATATTGGTGAGTGTATATGGAAGATAGCCAACAAACTATCAACCAAACCTTGTTTCATGAACTATTCATACCGTGAAGAGATGGTCTCCGATGGTATTGAGAACTGTATTCTTTACTTCAAAGACTATGACCCAGCGATAGGCCAGAATCCTTTTGCATACTTTACTCAGGTGATCTACTATGCCTTCCTTCGTCGTATCAACAAAGAAGAGAAGAACCGTTATGCAATGTATAAGCATTTCCAAGAAAACATTATCAACCAGCACGATATGAATTTATTGAGAGATAATGATGATAACCACTTGCTTCCTACACAGATGTATGATAATATAAACGACTTCATGGATAGATTCGAGAAGAAAGAAGAAGCCAAGAAGATTAAACGTAAGCAAGCAAAAGAAGGTCTTCAACAGTTTTATGAGGAATGATTATGAAGAAGGTAAAGAACGAACATCTACTACCAGTCAACATTGTCGATCTGGTACAAAAGCTGAACGATCCCAGCATTCGTGAGAATGAACGGATGAATTATATCCTTCGTCTTGAGACCATTCGTGATTATTGTGATGCTGCTGTGAAGAAGTCTGAGCAGACTACAAAGAAGAAAGCTTTGGTGTGAAAGTAGCTCTCATTACCGATACACACTGGGGCATCAGAAATGATTCTCCAGTTTTTTACGATTACTTCAAGCGTTCTCTCGAACAGTTTTGGCAGGTAATTGATGAAGAAAATGTTCGTTGTATCATACATCTCGGTGACTTGTTTGATCGTAGAAAGTACCTAAACTTTCAAACGGCTATGCGTTGTCGTAAAGATTTCCTTGAAGTTATCGAAGAGAAAAAGATACCTACTTGTATCATTGCAGGTAATCACGACGAATACTTCAAGAACACACATGAAGTAAATGCGCTACAAGAAATTGTTGCTAATCGGTACAAACACATTCGTGTCTTTGATAGGCCTGAATTGGTAGATGTTGATGGCACACTCATTCAACTT